ACCTGCCCGAACCGCGTGCCTATCTCATCAATGGCGAACAGGGCTATTGGGATGACAAGACGGGGGCTTGGTTCTCTTCCACGTCGTACAAGTCCCAATGGACTCCGCGCAAGTCGGGATGGAGTGGCGGTTGGGATTGGGATTGGAACGATGCCGATTACGAATGGCAGAAAGATGAGCACACCGGAGTGTGGAGGCGAGTCCGCAATGATGCGGAGGCAAAGACAACCGTCTATTGCCCGTTGTGCAATCACTACGAAGGTGTGGACGAGGTTTCCAACGTCTGCCTTTACTGCGATTCGTGTCTGGACTGTTTCTCTGCGCTGCGCAATTGCCAGTGCGGTTATCCCGGTGACACGAAGGTCACCGATTTCGGGGATGGGGTCCAGATGGCGATTTCTGAACTGCGCACCGACTCGGAGGATGACGGCAATGTGGACTGAAACCGAAATCGACCGCCTAGCGGCAATGCCCAACGTAACCGTCTCTGCCTTTTGGCAGGGACGGGACGACCATCCGGACAACGGCAGTGCAGGGGAGAACGACTAATGAGCGCATTTCTCTACAATCTGCGATTCTTCATCGCATGTCTCGCACCTAAGGGTTGGAGGAAGTAATGCCAGTAGAACGACAGGGATTTGAAAACGTCAACACGTGGGATCGGGGAGTCGTCTGCCATGGATGCGGTCAAACACTTGAAGTTGGCCGTAATGGTTGGACGCGGCTTCACAACGTGAGCGACCAGGGACAGGTTTGGGGAAATTGCTGCGCAAGTGAGTTCCCATTGAACTCCGGTTGCCACGATTACTGGACTGCGCCAGTTGAGCCAACTCCCGTTTTCCAAGTCGGTGAGCGCGTACGGATTAGCAACCCATACGCACATATGGCCGACTGGGCAGGCTTTGAAGGTTACGTGCAGGAAATGCGTTGGCTTCAAAACTCGACTGACGTGCTACTAGATCCGATCGGCGTACGCCCCGATGGTTCAACTAGCGTGTTTTGGTGGCACGCCAATCAATTGAGTCTGGTTGAGCCTGTACGTCAGGGATTCCAAATCGGTGACACAGTGCGGCTTGTTCCGCGTACTCGTGAATTCACTGCACTTGAAGGCACGTTGGCGACAGTGCTGAGTGTGAACTCACTGCAGCGCATTTCCCATTTCCCATCTGGGACTGCCTTGTATGTTGAGTGGCAGGGTTCACCTGATCAATGCAACGGCAGATACGACTCAAGTGATTTTGAGTTAGTCATCAGCAGTGAAGAGTTGAGGGAACTGCCTGATTGGGAGTCTGATTTGATGGAAAGGTCATTTTGATGTTGGCACTATTCCGCAAGCGACTCTTGATCAATCTGGCATACCTGTCGCCGTTGGTGACATGGTGGGTTGTGACAGGAGTCGTTACGGCGATCACCAAAGACAACACAATGACAACGCTCACTCACTGAGAGGATGAGAAACATGGCGATCACACTTACGCGACGAGAGAACGCGACCGAGCCGATATGGAAGATATCGGATGGATTCACGGCGATGAGCGTTACCGATGAGGAATTGCGGGACCTTGTGAGGCAAGCGGTTACATCGGGTCTGTATTCGTCATCGGGCATTCGAGCGCTGATGAGCGAGTGGGAGTGGCATGCGCCAACCGACTAACTGAAATAAGTAGGGATTAGGTGGAGTTGAATCCACAACTCCACTTAGTGCGATCAGACTTCATCTGATCGACTCACAGGGGCTCACTGGCAACGGTGAGCCCCTTTCCCATGCCCTCACCTGTATGGCTCTCAGCGGGGCATCCTCGCGTGTCCTAGACACGCTCTAGCGGGAGGCGTGCAACGGTGCCACTGACAGGCTTGCAGGTGTGGGGACGGTACCGAGTACCGGACCTAGGGTGTGCGTCGCTCTATGGCCCCATTCTGTGGCTCTGAGAGGCATGTCTACATCGGTGATCCCCTGCCATCTGGAACAGGTGCACCTGTCTCCCTCGCGTGTACTAACAGTGTGGGCGGGGTGTGCTAGCCGAACGGCTAGGTTAAGGTGCCTGCCTCGCAATGACTAATCCGCTTGAATATGGGCCACTAACACGCCGAAATGTAGGCCGAAATACTCCCCTTCCTACCCCTAGGTGCACACGCTCATGCATGAGCGTTGCAGTGATCCTCCACCAACTCATTACTAGACCAGTCGCGTGCCGCGACCATGACAGAACTACTGTCAAACTAGTCCTTTCGGACCATTCCGCTGAGGTTTGACCCCCCCATTTAAACGTGCGGGCGGGGGGTCGGGCTTAAGGCCACGAGACATTCTCAGATAGGATACGGCTAAGTTACCGGCAACTTTTTTTCAGGGCCAAAAACGGCCTCTGACCTGCAGGAATGCTAAGTTACCGAAACATGTTCTAAAAAAAACTTTGGGATTTGGACGAACAAAAGGTCCAATCTCGGCCTAATACATAGTGAGAAGACTTTTCTAGAAGTGTACTTAGTGAGCGAGTCGAGAAGACGAGCGAACGGCTCGCTTGGTTGCTCGCCTGTCTTCTCTTCCTCGCTCTAGTTCCGAGCCCCCACAAAGGGGCTCGTAGAACCCCCCCCTGAGGCTCACTTCGTTCGCCTCTTGGTTCCCCCCATAGACCCTAGGTCGCCGGGTAGTAAAACTACCCCTCCGCTGGGGGCGGAGGGTGAGAGTACACGGGTAGCACTGTCGTACAACCAACCCTCTAGTCGCCGAAAGGAAAATGTTGGCGGGTAAGCGTCTCAAGGTATCGCCGGGTGGTGTCCTTCCCGGCGAGAAGGCCGGGGACAAGACCACGCCCAACCCAACGGCGAACCGTCGTGCAAAGTCGACCCGCGCCGAAGTAGCGCGGATCAAGGCAGAGATCCTCAAGTTGCGCGAAGAGGGTCACACCGTGGCCGACGCCTGTCGGCTGGCGGGCAAGGGTGCGGACATCTGGAAGTATTACAAGCGCACCGATCCGGATTTCAAGCAGGCCGCCGATCTGATCGAAGCCCGCAAGGCGGGCGCAAAGACGGACCCGGAAATGCGGAATATCGGGTTTGAAGAGTTCTCCGAGAAGTACTTGAACTCCAAACTGTTCCGTCATCAGTTGCAGTGGATCGACATTCTTGAGGGTCGCGCTCCCCGGGACCTGCATCCGGGCCAGACCTATGTCAAGGGCGACCCGGACACGATCATCATCAATACCCCTCCCGGTCACGCCAAGTCGACCACGATCACGATGAACTACGTGACGTACAAGATCGTCACGAACCCCGACTTCCGCGTCATCATCATTTCCAAGACCGAAGCGATGGCGAAGAAGTTCCTCCACGGAATCAAGCGCCGTTTGACGAACACGGCATTCTCGAAACTCCAAATCGACTTCGCTCCCCCCGAAGGGTTCGAGCGATCCTCGGAGATGTGGTCCTCGAAGATGATCTACTTCGGCCACAACGACTCAGACCAGAAGGACCCCACGGTCGAGGTTCTGGGAATCGGGAACCAGATCTACGGAGCCCGTGCGGACCTGATCATCCTCGACGACGTTGCCGACACCCACAACGCCCATCAGTACGAAGCGCACCTTGACTACATCATGCAGGACGTGATGACCCGTGATGCGCCGCTGTTGGTCGTGGGGACTCGCGTCGCTCCGGTGGACATCTACTCCGAACTGCTCAACCCCGACCACTATGACGGGGAAGAGTCGGACTGGACCTACCTGTCCCAGCCCGTCATTCTTGAGGGCTCTGACGACTCGCCGGACAACTGGACCACGCTGTGGCCCTACTCCGACCAGCCGCACGCCATCCATCCCGGCGAGCAGAACGAGGAAGGTCTGTGGCCCAAGTGGGATGGGGCTCGGCTCTCGAAACTGCGCAAGAAGATCAAGCCCTCCACGTGGCAATTGGTCTACATGCAGCAGTCGGTCGACGAGGACATGACGTTCTCCGTCGAAGCGATCAACGCCTGCCAGTCCAAGCGAGCACGCGGCGAGATGCCGCAAGGCGGTCCCTTCTACGTGGTCGCCGGTCTCGACCCGGCAACCTCCGCTGGTTACACGGCATGCGTTGTCATGGCCGTGGATCGTCGAACAGCGAAGCGCTATCTGATCGACGTGTTCAACCGTCAGGTTCGTGCTGACGGCCTTCGCCGCATGATCGAGGACTTCACCGAGAAGTACCCGATCAACGAGTGGCGCATTGAGAAGAACGCTTTCCAGTCGTTTCTCACGCAGGATAGGGAAATCAACCAATTTCTGGCTGCGAGGGGCGTACGTCTCAATGAGCACAAGACTCAGGGTGGAAACAAGTGGGATCCCGATTGGGGCGTCGCGTCGATGGATGCGCTGTTCCGGGGATGGCAGGACAAGGCAGCGCTGATCGACCTTCCCGGCCTTACGCCGAACGAGGCGTACCGCCAACTCAAGGACCAACTGATCACGTGGTACCCCGACGCACCGAAGACTCAGAAGACCGACCTCGTGATGGCGCTCTGGTTCGCAGAGACCGCAGCCCGCGAAGAGGTCAAGGACTTGGGTATGCGCAGGCAGCAGCACATGGAGAACCCGTTCTTGTCCGCTGCTGACCTTGAGAACCGCGTGGTTATCGACATCGATGAATACATCAGACAGCAAAGGAGGCTAGCGTGACGGCTGCCACCATCCCTAGCCCTCTCCTGAACCGCTACCTGTCGCTGACCAGTTCGCAATCCGAGCGCCTGTCTCGTGCTGCCGACGTATCAGCCGCCCGTCGCGGCGATGTGAACTCGGTGATGCCGGGGATCTTCCCGACCAACTGGCCTAGGCCTGTCGTTGCGAACA